CAAATTTTTGAATTTGAACTTATCTCTTGCTACAATTTGACTCAACTTCAAATCATGGAAAAACATTTGTTTTCTATTAGGCTTGATTTCACCAATAGTGATTTTAGGCACAGCAGGTAATGAAATATCACCGCCAGAGAAATATGTTGCAATTCTTAATACGTCAGTTGCGGTCTGCACAGGAACAACCAAACTATGTCCAGCAAGCATACAAAGAGTTTCCTTGAAAGGTATTACTTTAGGCATAATAATACCCTCTGAATAGTTTTGTACGAACCATTCAATGATTTGCTTATCATTTTCAGTAATAGATTGATTGATCGACACGAGAGTCGTAAAGATTTTTTGGAATTCTGCTTCTGTTCCCAACTTGATTGTTGTGAACTTAGTATTTTCAAAAGCAAACCCTCTTTCTTTAAGTTCATAAGAAGGTTCCCATGTACCTAATGACCAGTAATGGATAATTGCATTCCAATACAACTCAGCATGGCTTAATTCCATTACCTGAGTAGGGAAATTTTTGTAGAAAGGAGTGTATGCTCCTACACCCAATGTCTTTTTCAAGTATGGAATGACTTCGTTGAACCATTCAATGGTCACCGAGTTTAATGCTTCCTCGGATAATACGAATCCGAATTGCATTAATTCTGCTTGAAGCGTGAATTTTTCTTGCTTGGTAAGAATTTTACCAACAAGTTTTGATGTCTTACCAAAATCTGAAATGGCTATGCCAGCAGATGGTACTAAAAATCCCTTTTGAAGGGCAATAATTGCTTTAGACAAAGCAATAGTTTGAGATGGTTTTGTTAATGTTTTCATGGTTTTAAAAGTTACAGATTTTAATCCATTAATTAATAAATAAAAGATTCTGGAAAGGCGATTCAGTAGTTAAGTTTTGTATATAAACAAGATAGAAGTAACTAAATCAATAGCCAGAAATAAGTTTGTGGAAATTAGCGTTAGTAGTTAGACAAATTACCATTTTGTTGCCCGAAGGCTAGAAGTAACTTACGCAGTGGCCACAAATTTCTTTGGTTACGTTCCCAAATGGGAAGAGGCTTAACCAAAACATATTTTAAAAGAACGTTTTTCTTTTTGGTTAGAAAAAGAAACTGGAAAGCATAATCCGGTAGTTAAGTTGTATCGAAACAAGTAGAAGTAACCGAATAAATAGCCAGTTGTCAGTGGTCTCGAAGGGATTTACACCCATATCCCCTCCATTAAAGGAGGTACTTAATAATTAGACGACAAGACCTAGTATTCCGCACTGCCAACATTCCCATGTCATCAGTTTGGAAATATACGCCTGAGATTACAGCATAAACAGTAGTTCGTTCGAAGCATTATCCTTTCGGTTCTCTTCTTATCCACGCACCTTTCGGCACGTCTACTACAATCACAAGTTACTTACGGCAACCAATCGTTTCGTCAACAGATTTTCAGTTATGTCCATCGCTGCCCTATCCCTTTCTGAACAGGCTAAAGGAGATGCCTCCAAACAACAAGTCATATCATCCAGCCACCCTTGAGAGGTGACCGTTACCGTATATTGCAACGGTAGTGTGCGACTTTCTCTGCCAACGTCTCACCACTTTTTCTTTGTGGTTTTCCTTATGAAAGAAGAAAAATTGCCTGTGGCAAATTTTTAATTTATCGGACTTCTGAAAGTTGTGGGTGAGACTCGGCTAACTACCTTTTGGATAGCCAATACCAAACAACTCTCTGCGGCTTGCGAGGCCACTATCTTAATCCAAGCCATCTCATTTCTGAGGAAAACTTGTACCATGATTGGTAACAACCCTACACCCTTGCGAGGCTTGAGATCATATCCTACACATTCTGATCATCCCTTTCAGGATTTATTCTGACTCCGTTAGTCAGACTCGATTTACTTTTCCCATCAGTAGTTACCCTTTGAGTATGGTTGCCCACAGGTCTTACGCAGACCAAAGAACCGAACAGTGTGCTTGCTTGAATGTATCCCTTTCCCTCCTTGCGGAGGAGAGAGATCGAAACTATGGTGTTTTCCCACAGCCCCTTTATCACCATTACTGGTTTTATCTTATATGGACTTCAAGCAGCCCAATATCAAAATTTTAAAGAACGTCAAATTTTCTTCAAAAACAATCCCGGTGTAGGACGAACCCACACAAGGAATTGTTCTTTTTGTGTGAAGGGGAGACAAAGGTACGAAATGTATTAACTTTGTCAAATATCACCTTAAATATTTTTTAATTTTTCTTCAAGGGTAATCATAAATACGGATTTTACTCCAAAAGGTTATAAAAAATTACAAAATTTTAGATTATTTTTTCTAAATGTATTGTTATTTTTACTCCATCAAATTTGTACAATAATGTACATGGATATTGTGCATTAATTTTTAAAAATGAATATTGAAATCCCCAATTCTCGATATACACATTTTCATTTCCATGATAATCTCCGATTATAGCATCATATAGTCCATTATCAGCATGACCATCATTTCCAAATGAAATACCAGCAATGTTAGGATTTGTTTTATTTAAATAAAACGTGATCTTTCCAACATAATATATATCAGTAAATGATGACTCTCCATTCAAATATGTTATACCGCTATTAATAGCAGTGGTATCATTCGTATGCACTTCTTCCCAATCAGTAACAACATATGCCGAATCAGTAAATTCATCATAAATTCCATGATGTGTCCATCCATTTATATAACTTTGAAGAGTTTCCTTAACCGATGAAGATAATTCAATTTCTTTTGTTTCATACACTGGTGTTGAAATATTATTATCTAAATCTCTCCATTGAAATTTAAATGCTATATATTGACCATCTTTATTTAAAATACTACCAAATTGGGCAGGATATGATGTTGATAAATCAAGATAAATATATGTATCAAAACTAGATGCTGAACCTACCAACACAAAGGTACTGTCAGCAGGTATAGTATTACTAATTGTAGGTGCTGATGCATATACTTCAAAAGTTAAATCCTCAGTAACATCATTTTCCCAATCAAACCAATCGGCACCAACATATATTGCATTAACTTCTCTGTTTATAGGAATAACATTATGTGTATTCCACCATTCTCCAACAATTGCCGATTCACCAGTATAATATGGTAAGAAAGTTGAATTCTCTCTACCATTTGCTGTTGATTTAGTTGCAGGATGATAATTAGTTACAAATTTTAATCTTTCACGTGTTTTTAACACACTCGGTTTAATATTCTCATTTTGAGAAGAACATCCAGTAATTAGGATAAATAATATTAGAAATAATAGTCTCATTTTTTTAAATTTTTTATAAATATAATAATATTTACGGAAAAGAGTTAAAAAGGTTCTAAATTTTTAGAATATTTTTTCCAACCAATCCTGAAATCGATATTTGTAGGATAAATAGTGGGTTTTCAGTTTTGCTCCTAAAGAAAGTTTTTTATTCTGTTCTTTAATGAATTTGCGCATTTGTTCCGTGTTCATAATAGTAAAGAGATTAAGAGAATGGCTCCAACAATGGAGCCACATCATTAATATAAAGAAAATAAGTAATCCTAAGTATTCAATCATTACGCTTCACAACTTGAGCAAGTTAACAATTCTTTATTAAATTCTTGCGCAGCATTGATAGAATATTGATAGTACAAAGATTTCAATCCTTCATCAAATGCTAATAAGTGTAACTTATTGATTTCATTTGAAGGAGTATCTGGGTGAATCATAATATTAATTGACTGCCCTTGATCAATGAATTTTTGTCTTTGACCTGCAAGTTTAATTACATCCACTTGTGATATTTCTGAAAATGTTCTAAATATATCCTTCTCTCTTTGAGTTAAGAAATCAAGATGCTGAACAGAACCATTATATTGAAGAATACTATCCCAAGTGTCTTTCTTATTTTTTCCCTTTGATTCCAATAGATCAACAAGTTCTTTATTTTTTACCTCAGACTGAATTTTTGCCAATTTCTTAGTTGTATAATTCGATTTGTGAGGTTCAACACCTTCTGAAAAGTTCAATGCAATACCACCCATGATATATGAAGTTGATTTAGTTGGTGCTTGTGCAAGACGAGTTGTATTTCTCAATCCGTAGCCTTTCAATATTTCAGGTTCACCAAAGTGTTCTGCCATCCATTTAGATGCACGATCAGATTCGCTTCTTAATTTAGAAAACATTCTCTGATTAACAGAATACGATGACAATTCACCAAATACAATACCTTTCTTTTGAAGATATGAATGAAACGCAAGTACACCCAAACCAATTGCTCTGTGTTCTTCTGCAAAACGAACTGCTTTTTCCATACCAGCAAGTTTTTTTCCTTTTTCGATGTATTCTTCAATCACACAATCTAATAACAAATTCATATCGAAAATGAAATTAGGATGATTTTCCCATTCATCAAAATAGTATGCAACCAACGATGAAAGACAACAAGCAAATGTTTTTTTATCATCACAATATTCAATAATCTCAGTACAAATATTTGATGATTGAATAAACATACCTTTGTCTTTATAGACTTGTGGTCTGTGTTCATTTGAGTTTTCAAGATCGATAATATATGGGAAGCCAACTTCTTTTCTTGTCTTCAAAATTTTTGCCCATATTTTACGCTTGTCAGGATCACCTTCCTTCAATGATTTTCTCCAACCAATTGGAAGAGTCACCGCAGTTGTTATCGTCTGAAAAAAACGTTGTTTATCAGTAGGAACACGATGTGTACCTATGTCCAAGAATTCATTAATCTCTGGATGATCAACAGAAAGATACGCAGTTAAGAACCCACGTCTTGCTCTGTTCTGTGAGGTCTTAGACATCATATCAGCATACAATTCAACCCAATCAAGAATTGTATTCGATACTCCACCTGTTTTTATCGTTGAACCTATCGGTCTAAGATTAGAGAAATTCTGTGAAGTACCTGCTCCATATTTTGCAAGCATTCCTAATTCATGAATACCTTTATAAATATCATCAAGCGAATCGCTAAGAATACTCTTATTACATGAAATAGCAAGATTCTCTTTCTTACCGAAATTAATGAATACGGGAGTCGAGAAAGAACACCATCCTTTTGAAATGTATTCTTCAAAACGTTTACCGATACCTTTGCAGTATTCAACTGCATCAATAGTCTTTGACAATTTAAGACAATATATTTCAATAGTATTTGCTATTTCTTTGTATCTCTCTTCCGGGGTTTCACCATCCTCCAAATATCCTCTTTCCAAAAATTCTCTCTGATCTTTTTTTAGCCAATCAAGTTTCATTCTATATATGTTAGTCGGATTAATATTAATTCCACATGTTATCTTCACTGAACGCAGCATTTTGTGCGTAATCAGTTGATTTCTCAGCAAAGAAATCAAAAGAAGTTGTTGCAGTCAACTGTACATCCAAATAATTTGAATATGTTAACAATTCTTCATTCAATTCAAATTCATCGGTGTATCCAATTTGTCTTAATGATTTGTTAAAACGATATTTAAGATATTCTTCGATGCTTGCTTTAGGTAAAAAATCAAGTTCTCCTTTTTCAAATATCCAATCAAGCACACCAACTTCGGCTTTATATGCCTTACGAACATTACGTCTGATTTTTTGTTCCATATCTTCATCAAACCATTCAGGATTTTCAGTACGAATGATATTGATAAGTTCTTCACCAAATTTTGCATGAAGATTTTCTTCTCTTGCTGTAGCACTAATCACAGTATTAAAATTACTTAATACATTCTTGTACTTCTTAAAAGAAGAAACTATTAGAAATTGCGAAAATAAACTTGCATTCTCAACAAGAAGAGTAAAAAGAATCAAAGACTTCGTAAATTCTTTATTTGATTTCGAATGAACACCTGTTAGATATTTGGTAAGATATTCTGATCTACCTTGCATACATGGTACTTCTTGTATTTTATTGAACTCGTCTTCAAGACCCAAAAGATTTAACAGTTTTTCATATGTTAATTGATGAATCACTTCGTTTCCCGCAAACGTATGTCCAACATTTGCAATTTCGGTTTTTGGCATTCTCATATCGATACGTGCCCAAAATGTTTTTACTTTATTTTCAACAACACCAATCGCCAACATTGATTTCTTCAATATATCACGTTCGGTATCGTTTAGTTCGACTCTAAAATTTTGAACATCTCGGTCGTATGTAAAATGTTCAGGTGTCCAAAAACTTTCGTGAATTGCGTGTGCATATCGCATTAGTTTTGGGTACTCGTAGGGCTTAATGTTATCCCTCTTTTCAAAAATATTCATGCATTATTCTGTTAAGAATTATAATAATTTATAGTAGTTTACTTAATGGAGTGTCATAATAAATAGACACGCAACTTACATTATTTCTCTGATTCAACCAGAAATATTTTCTGGCTTTTTATCTACTTGATTTTCAGAAGAATTAGTTTCTTCAACTAAACTAACTACTTGGTTCTCAACAGCCTCGCTAGATTTTTGTTTTTCTCGAACTTCGTTATCAACAAATCTTTCCACAAGCGAATTAAATGCGCTTAAATCACTTAATGGTTGATCTTTTTTATTGTTATTGTATGGTTTTTTGTCGTTTGGTTTATCACTAGTACTTGGACGCATTCCTTCAATACATCTAATCTCAAGTGTATCATTGTTAAAAATTGCATTTTCATACATTTGTCCATCTCTTGTCATACGAGACTTAATAAATTGAACGTTGGCAAGACTATCTTGTTTTTGTTCTGCTGATTTTGCTACTGAGAATAAAAAGTGAGTTTTTTGTCCACGCTTAACAGAACCACCCATTTGATCGGCATGTACGAATTCTGATTTTAAACTTGCTCTATTACCTTGAACAAATGTCCATCCCGGAATATTAAATTCTTCAATCATTGAAAGGAATGACTTAACAACAACGATTTCAGCAGCATTTGTGTCGCCATGAGTAGGTTTATGTGATTCAACACAATCAAGGTAATCAAGAATTAATATGTCAAACTTAATGCCATGAGTTTTTTGATAGTTGCTAATCCAATTTTTTATTATTGGAACAGTAATACCATCTTGGTCAAATTTTTTAATTATCAATCTACCACCAATACCAGATTCATTATGATGTTTATAAAATTCTCTTACTTTTTCTGTTGCTTCTAATCTTTTTTCATTTAACTCAGAGAGAGGAACCTTACTCCACAAAGTATAATGTTTACGCTTTATATCATTCTCGCTATCTTCGAAAACAATTTGAAGTACATTTCTTCCGAATGAATATGCTGTGTTTGCGAACTTAGTTCCCAATGTTGTTTTACCAACACCATAAGGAATGAGACCAATACCCATTTCACCTCTTCCCAATCCACCAGCAAGAGCCTGATCCATCGCTTTAATACCAGTAGGTGTTACATCACGATAATCTTCACGCAATGCATCTTCAATATTGTGAAATACATCCTCACCATCATCGTGGACTTCGCCCAACTTCATAATATGTTTGAATGAATCCTCAAAATAAGAAACATTATCTTCTAATGATCCTGTTTTAATCTTATCAAAAATTTCATTTGCTAATTTCTTTGATTCTTGTTGCTTCACAAAAAACCAAATAGTTCTTCTTATGACATCACCATCATTGACGATATTACCGTCAATGATGTTTTTGTCATAATTAATAATTTGATTCAATACACCAGCAGCGAGTTCTTTGTCAACATCATTTTTGCTATTAGCATTAATGAATTCAAAGATTGATCTATTACGTAATGTTGCTGGTAGATTATTTTGTTCGAAGTATCTCTTGATATTCACCATAATAAATTTATGGAGTTGATTATCAAAATAACCAGCAGTTAAGTTAGGTATAATTTGTTCAGCAAAATCAGGCACAGTTAATAACTGCCAAAGCAATTTCAATTGAAACGATGCTCCTAAGTAGCCAAGATCATCACGGTTGTTTGTTGTATTCTCAGACATTGATTATTTATGATTTTATAGACCAAACTCAGAATCCTTGTTATAATCCAATCTTACCTTTTGTATAAAGGCAGGATCAGACTTCTGACGTAGGAATTCTTCGCGTCTATCTTTCGATAATTCCCTAACTTGTTGAATGTTCAATTCGTAGGTCGTTATCAAATCATAATCGTTCCACATGTGATTGACATCACTCTTCTTCAAGAATGAAGTAAGATAGTCAACAATCTCTGTTAAGACTTCTGGAAGTTCGTTTGAAAAACGGGCATCTGGATTGTAATTGTCTACGTAAAAATTACGTTCAACAATAGGGTTAGTGTTTATATACACCCCAAATTTAAACTCCGTTCCTTTTGATTGAAACTTCTGTTTCTGTTGTCCATCACGATCTTTGCTGTAGTTCATAGGAACAAACAACTTGATCGGATGCATACGGTTAATTTTGCATATGTGACGATAATAATTTTTGGAATTATATCCAAATTTCATTAATTCACCTTTGTTGTTAAAAAATGACGAGTCGAACGTCAAATCTTTTGACTGTAATACTTTCTGAATGCTTTCGATAATCGTTGGGATACGATCACGTATATCCACTGAGTAACGTACAACAGGATTGTAGATGTCTGCACTGAAAATTCTTTCAAAAATTTTCTCACCTCTAAGATAGAGACCAAATTTAAAATTATTTTCTTGTTTTTTCACTTCTGACATATATGTCGTGTTTGAATGTTATACATAGCAATACTAAGTAATTAGTGTCAACTATTCAAATAGTTTCGACTATATTTTTTTAATAAATCTTTCTCTCTTGAAATAACCAAATAAAATGGTTGGACAAAACTTGAATAGTTTCCATAGTTCGAATAAAGTGAAAGAAAATCATCTGCCATCATCATCTTATATAGATTATCCCCACCACGATCCACATCGGAAAGTGGTGTATCCAATTCAGCAATCGCTTGATATGCTGATTCATTCATAAATGGTTCAAAAAGATTCATCAACTGGTGGTTCATCTTTAACCTTTCAACATCTTTGGTAATGTTCGCCAATGCAAGCAATGGCTTTAATTTCTTCTTTTTCCTTTCTTCATTAATTTCAACCGAGCGAATACAAATTTGTCTTACAGTTACCTCGGTATCAATCAATTCAGGAAAATTTTCAAGCAGGGTTTTTTCTGCTAATCCTTTTATACCTTGAATCTTATCGGCTTTATCACCACACAAGATTTTCATTGTAAGGGCATTCTTATAAAAATATGGGAAGTGTTGGAAAAAATTTCCAGCCTCCACAATACCTTTAACACTTTCGAGATAAATCGAAATATTTAATTTTGTTAATAATTGCAAAAAATCACTATCATTTGTGTAAAGAATGATTTCTTCATCATTATGATGTTTCATGCAGTAAGCAGCAATAATATCATCTGCTTCAATTTCTTTGACTTCTATCTGTCTAAGAAATAATTCTTCTGCATACATTTGAACTTTAACTCGTTGAAGTAGAATCGATTGATCTTTCTCTTTTTCTGCTTGGATTTCAGCATCCGTTAATTCTATCGGAACATACCATGATTTATCCTTTCTGTTTGACTTATAGATTGGGTCGATTCTATGACGAGCAATACCACCATTTTGGCCATCCCACACTAACACCACTTTATTGATGTTGTGATCTTTTATGAACTTCCTAATCATTATTATGAAGCCATAGACACCACCCATGTAGCCTGATTTTGTATAACTTCCTTTCGCACCATGAAATGATCTTTTGAGCAAATATGATGCGTCTACGAGTAATGTTTTTGTATTCATATGATTAAAAATCCGGGACGTTATTCGCGCCCCGGATATTTGTTATTGCATGTTTTTGAAAATTGCTTTTGCTTCATCGTCTTCCATATTCGTCATATCGAATTTGGTTTCGATTTCATCAACTGAAACATCTCCCATCATATCTCTGAAATATGCAAGATGTTCCTTTTTGTAGTTATCGATGTCAGTCTTTTCAACACCGATAAATCCATGTGGTGTTGAAATAACATCACCTTGGATAGAGATACCTCCAAAAGGCCCATCGATTTGATTCTTAACAACATCAACAGCAGATTGAATTCCGAAACTAATTGATTTCTTCTTCGATTCAGCACTGATATATTTGATACCTTGTGCTTTCTTACCACCATGATGAATGATCAATCTTGCTCCAAATAAGAATGCATCTCCACCTTTGTGTCTGATAGTAGGCATACCAACAGGATTAGGTTCTAACCAAATTTTTTGTACGCCAATCAAAGTGTTTGTATATTGTTTGTTCTCTTTACGTGAACCGGGGATACGATGATTTAAAAGACCTTTGAAGGCTCTTTCGAATGCACCCGCATTCCACATGTTGTTATTCGAGGTATCATTGTCTTTGGCTTTGATCGTAGCATCACTATCAAGTGTACCTAATGAGTCAACTGCGAAGATTAATTCAACAGGTAATTCTCCTGATTCTTGTTTATCAAGATAGAAATGAATTGCATCGGCCAAATCTTCAATTGTTGCTTCTGATTTTGCAGGATTCTTTTTCTTACCAAATCTCTCCAACAATTTCTCATTATCAAGATCAATGTAAAACCCATTGTCCCAATCAAAACCCATTGCTTTCAAACGTTCACGACCGAGATTGTTTTCTGTATCAATGATAACTGGAAGTACACCTGCTTTTTGATACGCTACAAGTGTCTCACACAATGCAGTTGATTTTCCTGTATTAGAAAAACCTCTGAATAAGGTTGTGTATCCTTTTGGTATTCCGGGGAGTCCGGTTGCTTTCTGAAATGCTGCTGAAAGAGGAACAAACTCTGTTGCTTTCTCTTTTACATCAACATCACCAGTCTTTTTCTTAAAATCATCTAATGAAAAAGTTTTTTTTGCTATTGGTTTCTTTTGTAATTCTGGCATTCCATAAAAAATTGGAATAAGGTTATTAAAAGGGAAGCAAATAATATCGCTTCCCTTTAAAATGAATCTCTTTCTATTTCTTAGAAAGGAAGATCATCATAGGCTCCACTCTTTGCAGGTGCTGCTACATTATTGTTAGCAGTTGCAGGTGCGCCTAAGTTAACTGAACCAAGATTACTTGGTTGTGAATCAACTAGAGCCTTTGTGCTCATGTCAGTGATGTCCACTGCATTTGCTTGGCTGATAACTGAATTTGCAGCAGTTGCAAATCCATCATCATCAGGAAGATCAACTTGATCAGATGAATCAGCATCCAAGTTTCTATTTTTGGTGTTTGCTACTTCTTCAAGATCAGGATGATTAGGAAAAATCCATCTCTTTGCTTGTTCGTTGTAATAAGGTGTATTACGCATGTCCAACTTCTGTCCAACTTCACGTTCTTCGGCAGCAAGTTTCAAGTATTGCTCTTCTGTTATTCCCGGTGCTTTTTTAGGTTTGAATACATCTCTCCATGTAGTCTTGTCGCTTAACCATTGTTTTGCAATGATTTCATCAGTATGAAGAGGTGATACACTCATTTTCGTGTTAATAGCAGAAACATCACGATAAGTTCTGTTGCTTCCCGGCATTGAATTATCAACAACACTTATCAACAAATCAACACCTTCCTTCACATCACTGTAAAGTTTACCTGTTTGTTTGTAGAACTGTTGAATAATTGGTTTCCATAACTTGTCATGAACACCTTGGCTCTTGAAGTTATGTTTAAATCTCCAAAACTTCACACCATCTTTCTCAGCACCTCTATCGATACCACGAACAATGTAATAAAGTTTTGCTTCGAATAAATTCGAACGCTTGAACAATTCCTTGTTATTAGCGTAGATTGCTTTTTCTTTTGGATCAGTGATGTCGGCTTCTTTCTTACCGATAACACTCTTGTCCTGCTTTGCTTTGATAGCAGCAGCCTTTGCACACAATGGACAATACTGATTAACCATCACAGGATTACCATTTTGGTCATTCACCAATTTGCCTTCTTTGTCAACGGATTGGACTTTAGGATTGTTTTTTGCAGGGCAGAATACTACTGCGGAATTTGAGATGAACTCACCTGCTTGCACTTTATGGAAATAACCTTCTTCGATTAGTTCCTCGCCATCGCGTTTTGGCAGTGCTCTGAACATTTCAGTGTCCTTTCTTGGATTAAAGAACCTTGCGAGTAATTCTTCCTTTGACAGGAATTTCTTTTTCTTTTCGTCTCTATCTTTATACTTGTTAAAGAGACTTTCAAGTGCATCCGCATCGTTGTTTTGCAATGCAGGATTTTCTAATTGTTCCATAAATAGATCAACAGTTTAAATTAAATTATATCAACAAATTACTAATTACAAATATATCAAACTTCAAAAACTAAAAACAACAACTAAACTTTTTTTATCAACAAATCTTTTTTTCTTCATTAGTCACCAAACGCTTCATCAGAAACAACTGAGAATTTTATTGGTGTCTTTCTATTAAATACTGTGCCGTCAGAAATTTTCAAATCTAAATAATAATCTTGTGGAATTAACCATGAAGTATCTAAGATAAATTCATATCCTGCGACAGTACGATCAACCTTTGTGTATGGAATGATGTCGATTTGAACATCATTGCTTTGTTTGATAAACAAACGATACTCAAGATTTAATGGTAAATTGTTATCGAGATTTTTATATAACTGCTTGACAGTTACTTCGATTCTACGTTTGTCACCTCTTTTTAGGTACTCTTGAGAGTTTACGCCAAAGTAGGAAAAATGAAAGTTATCGGGGTTTAATCTGTTTGACAAACCAAAACTATAAAAAGATTCTGAATTTACCAAATAGAAATCATTAAAAATATTTTTAGTTTTTCCGTTCTGGATCACAGTCCAAACATCACGGAAAATCACAGCATCAGGGTAATCAGCAGTATCCACATTTACGGTAATTTTGTAAACCCCTGTACGAACACGAGTTACACCAGAAGATGAAATTACTTGATATACCTCACCGTTGAAGTCATAAATCGTCACTCCTGAAACTGTTACGTCCCCTGAATTGCTATACAAATACAGGTCGTTATCCTTATCCATGAAGAAGAAATTACGATCATCAGAAATACTATCATCAATAATTGTTTCAATATATGGTTCGTAGAATGTGTTTGTATTCTTTAAATGGAATGCCACTGCTCTTCTTTTCAATTCTTCGGTTTCTTCTAAAAGATTGATCATTTTAAGACCTAATCCGTAGTTAGTTCCTCCGGTAAAAAGCAAACTGTTTATATAATCTGTAACATCAATGTTTATATTTTCACTTCCCTTTTCAAAGAATTGCGTTCCGATCACAACTGATGTTCCTGTAATACCAGTAGTACCAGTCGAAACAAATGCACCGGGTTTTATCCAAGGTACACCTGTTTTTCTAAAAGTCCAATTACTTGCACCTGTAGGAGTAAACGGAAGAAGTTCATCATCATTATATGAAAATGTATAACCACGACCTTCATCCCAATCTTCAAGAAGTGTAAAGAGTTCGAGTTCAAAACTTGATGCTCTTTCGATGTCTCTTGAATATGAGTAATGACCAGCAGTTTTTGGAATCTCCATGATCGTATTTGTCAAATGTAATCTATGAGATACTATTTTTGACAACGGAATACCTTCATTATTTAATTTATCAATCAATAACGAAAGATCAGGTTGAAAGATAATTCTACTAACCGATTTTAAAGGTGTTCCATATGAAATTTCGCCCACAGGATTCTGTGACACGTTCAACTCATTATTTTCAATGAGCGTATTATTTTTCTGGAAATATGATCTGTATACTGCCACTGCCTGTTTTTTCTATAAATACTATAAAAAACGCAAGGCACGGTACAAATCTTGTTGTATCGTGCCTCGAAACTAATATCTCCTATTATGGTAGCATTAGCAGTCGCGATGTAAAATAACCGTAGTCTAATACATCCCTTTTTTGTTAAAAATCATCAAAACTTGCTTTGACTTCGTGAGGTGCTAATTTTGGAAGATCATCAAAATCTGCTACGTAACCGTCTTCGGTTTTAACGTAACCTTTTGAGAACTGATCCATTCTTGCTTTGAAATTATCTTTATCCCAAAGGTCATTCAAATTGAAGTAATATGGACTGCTATCGTTTTTACGATTATCAAATTTTTCCATATCACTTGGTTCTCTTACCTTTTCAACTTCATCACCATAGATTTCCATTCTCTGGTTGATTGAGTCCACGGCACTACCTAAATCTTCAATCTTATCAGACATTTTTTTCAAAGCGTCCAATTGAAGTTTCATTACATCATTCTGAACTTGATCAGGACTTGTTGCAGGAGCAATAGGTGCTGGTTGTTCGGCAGGTGCAGTCGTTGAAATATCAACGTTTGTATTGCTCTGTGTGTTGTCAGGTGCCCCACCCGTATTCGCTACAGGAGCAGCAGCAGGAGGTGGTTCCGGGGTCGCGCCAGCCGCAGGTGCAGGAGCACCACCAGCAGGGTTTTGATCTGGTAAAGGAGGAAGATCACCACCCGCAGCAGGTTGCGCAGTACCACCTGACGGTGCTTCTTTCAAGTATTCCGGTAAACCGTCAAACTCTGAATCGCCAACCAATGCCTTATACTTAGGTGTTTCGTTAATTGCATACCCTGAGACATACTTCATGCGCTCAAGATGCTCTCTTAATGACTTCTTCTTACTCATTTTTGATTACCAATTAATATTGTTCTCTCAATAATTGCTTGCCATCTCTAGTAACGACAACTCTGTCGATTCTTTCGATTAAACCTTCTCTTTCATCGAGAACAACTTTTCTATTGCCTTGGTTAGGCAATTGTCCTACGTTAAGAAAACGGTCAATGGCACTTTTTTTCTTTGTGTTATTCATAAAATACCGAAGTTTCTTATAAATACAGAATTAAGGTAAAAAAAGTACTATTGTGCGTTTTAATTGGTCAAATTCAGGAAAATGCTTGTAATATGATTGATAAATGGAACCGTCAACGTCCTTAGTGACAGTATTATATGAATTTTGTTGAACACGGCTGTAAATCAGGTCTTTAATCCTTTCCACATCGTATTGGAAATACCTAAACGAATTAAGGTATATTCCCGTAATCTCTAACCGTGTTCGGTCATAGAGGTAAATAATTTCGTCTTTGTATTGATAGGTATTACAATTGAAAAGATTAAGGAATCCATTCATATGCTCAATTACGTGGTCAGCATTTATGATGTTATCCTTGATTGGATCGACTGTTCTATATGGTTTAATTTCAACGTACTTTCTTGGTGCAGTTTTAACAAATTTCTCAATACCATTAAAGTGATCTGTCATCTTTTCATCCATACTGAATTCGTATTGAATCTGAGGAATACCACTATACCCTTCCTTCTTTAAAATATTCGGATTTAAATATGCAAACTCTTTCTTAAATAATGACCATCCAACAATCAATGTAGGTAACGCCAGATTAGCATGAAGATTAATTCTACCAGTCATAGATGGATCAAACTTCACATAGTTTATCCACTCCAATATCTTATGATTGGATAAATCTATTTCAGTAATAATATTTGCAATTTGCTTCACTAAATATAAATTTCTTGTTGAAGGATGTCAACTATTTGTTGGCTTGAAGTACCATCACCATAAGGACAATCGAATTCAGCCACATCAAACTTATAATTGTTTAATGTGAACAAAGATACGAGTTTTTCTGGATCAGGACACAAAAAACTTGTAGTACCCACAGATTCAGGACGTTCCGTAACTTTTCGGCAAACAATTACCTTCTTTTTAAAGAAAGAACATTCTTCCTGAATACCGCCACTATCGCTGATCACCATACGACACTTCACTAGTTTTTCAATGAATTCTGAATGACTCATTGGAGCAACAACTTTGACATGAGTCAATATATCCTTATGTTTTTGAACGTTTGGGTTCGGATGCAAAGGTAGAATAAATTCATAATCATCATAAATTTTTGCTAGTCTATTTATCTCGCGGAACCACTGATCAATCTTATCGTGATTTTCTCTACGATGAAGTGTAACAAGTATTGTGTTAGAATATTCTTCTTTTCCTTTGTACGATAAAAGTGTATCTAAGATCGTGTTACCAACCACAAATTTTTTACCTGTTGCTCCTTCCTTAGTGAGATTATCAAGATTTTTTTGAGTAGGACATAAATGTATATCAGTCAGTTTTGAGATTAATACTCTATTATGCTCTTCTGGATATGGATTCTCATTATCATAGGTTCTCAATCCTGCTTCAAGATGAATAACTTTCCTTTTAGTGTTGAGTGATGTTAACGCTCCGGCTAATGCTGATGTTGTATCTCCTTGTACTAAAACGTAATTAATTTTTGGATTTTGCTCAAGTACTTCTGAAAGATTATAAATTGTGTGTGCCATTATTGAAGATAATCTATTTTTACTATTCTCTGGTTCCGGTAACGCTAAATCAACATGAAACTCTTTAGGTACAATATCTTTATGTTGTGTAGTGAACACAGTATAGAATTCCAATTGTCTACGTTTTAGTTCTTCAATAACTGGTTTAACTTTCAAAAATTCCGGTCTTGTACCAAAAACAATTAATAACATTCTTCAATTTAATAGAGTAAAATTATCGCATATCAGCAATCACTTCTGGTAATTCACCAGCATAATATTTTGCTTTCGACCAATCACCCGGAGTAACAAGATGCAAGTTAGTACTTTGTTCTGTCCATTTCAACCATTTTTCGTTGTACCATCTCTCCTTATCAAAATCATTTACATGACCCCAAGTATTAATTTTCTGCAACAATTCCTCATTAGTAAGCACATATGATCCATGATAACATGCACCATTATCAGAAGGAATTATTAAAAAATTTGATTTATCTGGTCTTCTTTTTGAAGTAAATCTAACCCCATTTTTTAAATTAATTGCAAACTCTGGATACCCACAAATAGGCTGACCATTAGGAGTAAGCAACACATAATTGAATGTCTTCCAAAAGCAAAGCCATCCAACTTTATAATAATCAGCATCAGGATTATCGTAAATATAAGTTTTTAGTTTTTCAAAATCTTGATGAAAATAAAATTCATCAGCATCGTGAATGATTAAATATTCCATTCCATCTTTTGCAGCCTGTTCAACACAAGCATTCCGTTGGGCTTCTTCTGTGTCCCACACTCCTTCAATAATATGAACTTTGTTAGCAAACTCAGAACTACGAATAATATTTAAATCAAATGTATTCTTATATATATTACGAGCGTTTGGATTATATGTCCAAGGCATCTCGCTATATGCAACATAAATCTTCTCCACATGTGGATATGCATTTGCAATGTTTCTCATAATCCATTTGTCTTGTCCAAACAAGACAACATGTGTTGCAAACTTAGGATCAGGAAACTTAAACGTATATCCGGGTTGAGTAAATTGAAAATTAAAATTAGTTGCCATCCAAAAACACTTTTTTAAATTTTTCCATCACCTTCTCTGGTGAATAATCTCTATATTGATTCCAATCTTTTTTTAAATTTTCACCTTTAAAAAGTCTGTCCATACCTGAAAATATTTTTTGCAAATCTCCAATATTACGATAGTAGAAACCCTTATCTTTCAATATCATCTCATGTGCTCTATCCATCGATCCAGCAAAAGTGATTACTGGTTTATTTCTCAATGAAAATTCAGCACAAGCAAGCCCAAATGTTTCACCTTTAAAACGAGCATGAATCATTGCACTACAAGAATTAATAAATTCTGTTTTCTTATAAAGATTTGCAGTTGGTTCTAAAAAAATAACTCTAGGATGATCAATGAACTTCTCAGTATTCATAAATAAGAACCAAACATCACTCATTTTCGATACTACATCAC